CAATTAACAAAGAAGGCGAGGGAGATGGGATTTATGGTTCCTACGATTCAATATGGTCAATTGGGGGATCAAGGGTATGAAGGTGCGACTGTTCTTGAAGCACAAAAGGGTGCATATTACAAACCAATTACGGCGCTAGATTTTGAAGGCCTGTATCCTTCAATCATGATGGCACACAATTTGTGTTATTCAAGTCTCGTGATGGACCCAAAGTACGAAAACGTACCTGGTGTTGAATACGAAACATTTGAGATTCCTGTGCCGAGTAAGGTTGAGGGGCAGCCTCCTACAAAGAGAGTGTGTAAGTTCGCACAAGGTGTACCTACACTTTTACCGAGCATTCTACTTGAATTGAAACAATTCAGAAAACAGGCGAAGAAGGACATGGCCGCGTCGAAGGGTGCACTCAAAGCCATGTATAACGGTAAGCAATTAGCTTACAAAATCAGTATGAACTCCGTGTATGGGTTCACTGGTGCATCGAAGGGAATGCTTCCGTGTGTAAATATCGCATCTACCGTGACGACAAAAGGTCGGAGTATGATTGATGAAACAAAGGAGTACGTGGAAAAGAACTTTCCGGGTGCGAAAGTGAGGTACGGTGATACCGATTCAGTCATGGTCGAATTTGATGTGGGTGACCGTAAAGGTATTGAGGCTGTTGAGTACAGTTGGGAGATTGGTGAACGTGCCGCTGAAGAGTGTACCGCACTTTTCAAGAAACCGAATAATTTGGAACTCGAAAAGGTGTATTGGCCCTATTTCCTCTATTCTAAAAAACGGTACGCCGCAAAGCTGTGGACACAAGGAAAGGACGGAAAGATGAATATGGATTACATCGATGTAAAGGGTCTTCAACTCGTGAGACGCGATAACACAGCACACGTACGAGAAGTATGTAAGGAACTCTTGGACGTCGTACTTGAAAGTAGTGATACTGAACCACCGAAAGCACTCGCGCTTCAGCGAGCCATTGAACTCCTCGAAGGTGACGTACCGAACGAAAAGCTCACACTTTCACAGAGTTTATCGGATTCTTATAAGGTTAAGGGGCATAACGTGTCCATAAATAGCCCCGGAATCAAAGATATTAACCAAGCACACGTCCAAGTTGTTCGTAAAATGCGAGAGAGACAACCCGGTTCGGAGCCGCAGTCGGGTGATCGCGTGCCTTACATTCTCGTGAAGACAGAAGACTCAAAGGCGAAAGCTTTTGAAAAATCCGAAGATCCAAAGTACGTCTCGGAAAACAACGTACCAATCGATTACGAATACTATTTTATGAATAAATTCATCAATCCGGTGTGTGATTTGCTTGAACCTCTATTCGAGGATCCAAAAGAAGAGATTTTCGGGGAACTCCTCACCAAGATTAAACCAAAGAGAAGACCAAAGAAGAAGAAAGAGACACCTCTCGATGAATTACCATTTAAAAATTAGACGCTATAATGTATTAAGGAGATGAGAGTGTCTGAAAATTTGGTCAAGGCGTATGAAGAAGATTTAGACAAGGCGTGTCATGAACGCGTGTTAAAATTTGTGCAAAACGTATCGACCAATTATAACATTCCCCTCAAATTATTAATGCGGGATATGCCAAATCCCAGGGGGTATTGTATGGGTGTAAAAAAGGGTGGAGAACCGTGTACTAGAAAAGCGAGTCATGGTGGGTTTTGCTTATCACACGCAAATACACCCAAACTCCATGAGCCTATAAATATGAACTCGAGTGTGAGACACAACCACACATTTCCTCCCATGTATAGTCCTAATTGTCCAGCATGCGAAGCATCTAACAATAACCAATTTAGAGATTTAAGAAGTATGATGTAGTATGAGGAAATCAGATATTCTGTTAAATTCCATAGATGCGTTTTACGGTACCCCTGAAAACGGTAAGACGCTTATGCAGATACTCACCAAAACAGGTGGTATTTCCCTCCGTAACCTCGAATGGTTCATAACCAATTATTCTAAAAAGACAAACCTAATGTATAAAACTATCGACGGCAAAATCTTTAGTGTGCATTGTGCCTATAAGTCTACGCTAGATGGCTATAGCAAAAAGTTGTTCGACCCATTCTGTCGTTCAGACAAGATATCCTATAAGGTGCCGGGTACATCTGATGAAATAAGCACGACTGTTGCTCAACTCAATTTCATCAAATGGTGTATCAAAAATGGCGTCATCGAATACATAAAAGAAAACAAAAACAGTTTATTCGGTAGGTAATTCTCCTTCTACGGGTAGAAGTTCTCGAGTGCTTACGTACCCATTTTCAAATGTGAGCGTTTGGTAACACGTGTAGTAAATGTGACACGTGAAAGTTTCATTCGTTCCGTAATATGGGTTCATCTTGAAATCTATGAGAGTTCGATTATTTTTTATGTTTGTGAAATCCAAACTTCCCGATGGGTCTACATTTCTTGGATTCATCGAGAAGGTATACGTGTATATATTTCTGGGTGTGGTATGAAACTTGTGATTGAGTGGGGTGAGATACCTGTAATAATGTGAATCTACCCTGTTTATGAACGGTAATTCTTGGCCATTGATGAAAAGCTTAGCCTCGGATGCTACGTCGTCCGACAAAGAATCGACTGCTCTTTTGTATTCCGGGAAAGGTGTGAGATTAAAACGGTTGTGATAATAGTGGTATTTTTGATCAGATGTGCTGCTATTCGGTGGAGAAACACTCACATTACTTGAAACACTCTCGTCTTCAAACAATTTGTTTCTGAAAAAGAAATGAAGAGTCTTTACCCTGTTTTCGGGTGTGAGTTCTATTTTTAGATTATCATTTCCTGGTACGGTATCGACCTTAGGGTGGGTCTTGAATATATCTGTGATGATTTCGTATTTACCTGATGTATAATAGAGGCGCTCATCTGGTGTGAGTGTGATCTCTTCAGTAACTATATCAAAATCGTCAGTTGTAAGTGTATCCACATTATCCGTGAAGAACGTCTGTGGTCTAAACTCTATGTCAAATTCAAGCTTTTGTTTGTTTATGGCACACAATGGAAAGTAAGGCCTGTTGTGGACATTTGTTTCGTAGTCCGATGATTCGTAGCTTCTGGAAAAGAAGAATGGGATTGGTACGTATACAAATGTATCACCTGTTTTTATGAACTTGAGTGATGTGTTCAATACATTTTCTCTATATATGAACCGACCATCTGTATAAATTCTACTCACGCTTTCAGATTGATCCAGATACATTTCATCATAAATGAATCCAATATCATCTCTGTATACTTCTAGAATAGTTTCGTCCACGCGCATAGTTATCTTTTTAAAGAGGTGTCTACCAACTCGGTCTGCGTAATTGTAATCCGATGATTTCAAACGGGGTAATTTGATCTTTATATACATATTACATAACAAGTCTCCCATGTCTTGTGGTCTAAGTGTAACCTTTATCGATTGATTAAAAGGCCAGCCATTCACGGCATTTGAAGGTTTGTTAACCTTAAAATTTCTATGGAATTTTCTAAAGTTGGAGTGTCTCTTCTCTTCGTACTTAAAGAGTGATTCGTCACCCAATAGGTATGTGTCCTGTTGTCCTATGGCAGACAGGCAAAGTGCGGCACCGGTATCTGGACCAGATCTATCGCACATACTACTTATTGCTTATATATTTTTAAATCCGTTTTCCACATGTCAAGGTGACTCGTCGCATTCAAGTCTCCAAGTTCCTTCCTTGTTTTGTGAGTCTCTTCATTGAGTGCCTGCACCGCTTCTTTCGTGTATTGGTACGTCTTGATGTTGAGCAAATAATCGTACGAATCATCCACCTTATCAAACGTCTTCGAAATCTCATTTTCGAGTTCAACCTTCTTGCGCTTGAACACCACAATCTTTTCGTTAATGACCGCATCCACAAACCGAGCCATGTTTTCAAGCTTTTTGGTCTTCTCTTTGAGAACTTCCAACAGGTGTTCCTTACGTTTCTTGTATGTATCCATTCGAATCTCCATGAAGTCAACCAAAATCTCTTCTGGACTCGCGTACTTTTTGATTCCCTTTGTCGGGTGGAACAGGTGCATGTTACTCACGTGGAACGACTTTTGAAGCTTAAAATCCTTGATGATGTCTTTGCCTGTGTATCCAGTGATGGTAAAGTCCACGTCTTCGGTGGTACTGTTATTCACAAAACTCGCGATGACCTTCTTGTCTACGAGACCATCGAGGTACTCTTTGTAATCTTGGGTCCAACGACCTGGTGGAAGCTCTGTGATCTTGATCTTGTTTCCGGTGCTCGTAGTAGACCAAAGACCTTCTGTGACCCAAAACCCATCAGTGTTTTTAAACACCCTACCTTTGAAGTTGTTGAACCAAGGCTTCATTTCCTTGAGCGGTTGCTTGGAAATAGCTCGTTCTATGTTTTCACAGATATCCTTTGGATTAAAAGGTGGTACGTAACAGCTGAATCCCGTACCGATACCCTCTGTGCCGTTGACTAAC